GGGTGCCAGCCAACATGATAGACCCCAAAGACAACACCGAAATGCAACAAACCGGCGACCAAAACAGCAGCACAGGTGACGACAATGCTTAAGCAAAAACTCCACGCGCCACTGCGTATCAAAGAAGTCGGCGACAGCGGCGAATTCTCAGGCTACGGCTCAGTGTTCGGCACCACCGACAGTTATGGCGATGTTGTTGTTAAAGGCGCTTTCACTCAGTCGCTAGCTGACGGGGCTGGCAAGGGCCGCATGCCATCGCTGTTATGGCAGCACGACACCAAAGAGCCCATCGGCGTCTATACCGAAATGAAAGAAGACGATGAAGGCCTTTACGTTGAAGGCCGCTTGCTTATTGACGACGACCCACTGGCCAAGCGCGCCCATGCCCACCTAAAAGCGGGCAGCCTGTCGGGCATGTCAATTGGCTATTCCCTGCCCGGTGACGGCTGGCATTACGACAAAGAAAAAGACGTCTTTGTCCTGTCAAAAATAGACCTCTGGGAAGTCTCCCTGGTTACTTTCCCCGCCAACGACGAAGCCAGAGTGGCGCAAGTTAAATCCATTCTTACCCACGGTGACACACCAAATATCAGACAAGTCGAACACTGCCTACGTGACGTAGGTTTTAGCGCTCGGCAAGCCAAGGCGTTTATTGCCGACGGCTACAGCGGCATCGGCCTTCGCGACGAAGGCGGCGACGCGGAGTTAATTAAATCCATAAATGAATTAACCCAATCAATGAGACCACAAACATGAACGAATTAAAGAAAACCATTGACGAGCTCGCCTCTGTCTTTCACGAATTTAAAAAAACCAACGAAACCCGGCTTAAGGCAGTCGAAGAGGGTGGTGCCGTCGGTGACCTCGACGGCAAGCTGGCCAATATCAACGAAAGAATGTCTGAATTAACAGACGTTAAAACCAAGCTCGACGCGCTTGAAACAAAAAGCAACCGTATCCCCGGCGGTGGCCAGGAAGACGGCGAAAAAGCCGCCGATATTGCTGCCCACGTTAAAGGCTTTAACCAGTACTTCCGTAAAGGAGAGATTGGCGACCTGCGCGAACTGCAGCAAAAAGCACTGTCTGTGGGTGTCGACGCCAGTGGCGGCTACACCGTACACGCTGAAATCGAGAAAGGCATCGACCGCGTTATGGCCGACTTCGGCGCAATGCGCAGCCTTTCCACTGTTATGCCTATTTCAACTGGCGAATATAAGCGTTTTGTCAGCCAGGGCGGCGCAGTATCGGGCTGGGTGGGCGAAACAGATGCTCGAACAGAGACGGGCACGCCGACTCTTGCCGAGTTGGTGTTTAACGCCAAAGAGTTGTATGCCGAGCCTCGCACAACGCAGGCCTTGCTCGACGACAGCATTGAAGATATCGGCGGCTGGTTGGCCGACGAAGTGGGCGTCGAGTTTGCCGAGCAAGAAGGCGATAAATTCCTTACTGGCGACGGTGTTAAGCAGCCTAAAGGCCTGCTCACCTACCCCACAGTGGCTAACGCAAGTTGGTCGTGGGGCAATATTGGCGTGATCAACTCCGGTGCGGCTGGTGCGTTTGTGGCTGCGCCCAACGGCGGTGACGCCCTTGTTGACCTTGTGCATAGTCTTAAGCGTGGTTATCGCGCCAACGGCAACTTTTTAATGAACGACCTCACTCTGGCGACGGTTCGCAAATTAAAAGACTCTGATGGCAATTACCTCTGGCGTCCAGGCCTTGAAGCAGGCCAGCCAGAAACCTTGCTTGGCAAGCCCGTCGAGATTGACGACTTTATGCCCGACATAGCGGCAGACAGCCTGTCGATCGCATTTGGTGACTTTAAACGCGCTTATCGCATTGTTGACCGCAAAGGCATTCGCGTAATGCGTGATGATCTAACCACCAAAGGTTATGTCAAGTTCTACACCACCAAACGTGTCGGCGGCGGCATTAACCACTATGAAGCCGTCAAGTTCATGAAGTTCGCGGTTTAATCGAAGGCTTTTAACGTTAAAGCTAAAGTCTAATAAAGCCGCCATAGCCATAGTTGTGGCGGCTTTTTTTATTCAGGTTGAAAAAATATGAAAGCACCAAAAGGTTTTAAATACTCACCCAATGGTTACCACGTCGTTGCTGTTACTGAAGGCGAAGAGATGTGCGAGGCAGCCATTAAAGCCGCGATTGATCTTAAAATCACCACAAAAGCAGCAGTCACTAAGGCGAATAAATCAAAAGAAGCCGAAGCCAAAGCCGCTAAAGAAGCTGCCGACGCAGAAGCCAAAGCCGCGCAAGAAGCTGCCGACGCAGAAGCCAAAGCCGCGCAAGAAGCTGCCGATCTCGCTGGCGATGGCGTAACAGGCGACTAAATGCCCCACATCCCCGTACACACAGCGCTGCTAACACCTGCGCCTTTTGCCCCGGTTAGCGTTGCCGACCTGCAAAGCCACACAGTGGTTGAGCATAACGACGACGATGACCTGCAGGCCATTTATATTGACGCCGCAACAGCGCAAGTGCAAGCCGACACTGGCCGCGCCATCGTCAAACAGCAGTGGCAGGCAAGTTTTGAGTGCTTTCCGGCGGTTATTTGCCTGCCAAAACCGCCTTTATTAGCGGTTGAAAGCATTAAATATTTCGACACCGACGGCATCGAGCAAACCCTCGACCCCGCCGACTATCAAGTGTCGACCATTGGCATTGTTGGCCGCATTGCCCCAGCGCCCGGCCTTAGCTGGCCCAGGATCTAAGCGGGCCGGTTTAACGGTGTAAACGTGGTTTATCAAGCCGGGCATGTCGATGTTGTCGACGGTGTTGCCCAAAGCGAGGCCCCCGCGCAACTGCGCCAGGCTATTTACTTGCTGGCCGCGCATTTTTATGAAAACCGCGAAGCCATAGCGCCGGGCAATGTTAGTGAAACACCCATGGCCTACCAAATGCTGGTCGACAGCCTCGCGGTTAGCGCCCTGTGAAAGCAGGCAAGCTGCGTTATGTGGCCGAACTACTTAAACCCTCGACCACAGGCGATGCCTACAACAGCGCCCTGGGTTTTGACAGTGTTGGCACCGCACGGGTCGATCTTTCCCCTTTAAACGGCAGCGAAATACACAGCGCTCACCAAACGCAAGGCAAATTAGTCGCCCGGGTGTGGATGCGCTACCGCGCCGATGTTAAAGCCAGTTGGCGCATGGTTATCGACGGCAACACCTGGGAGATAGCCAGCCCACCAATGGACAAAAAAGGCCATAAAACCCAGCTCGAAATGCTCGTTTTTTTAATTGACGGCTAACACGGGCAAAACATAAATGATTGATTTTGAATTCTCCCCCTCTGTTGCTCACATGCTTAAAGAGCTTGAAGCAATGGAGTCAGGCCTGGGTAAAAAAGCCCAGCAACAAGCCCTTAACTTTGCCGCTGCCCCTGTAAAAAGGGCGATTAAGCGCCAGGCCCCGGTAAAAACCGGCGCACTGAAAAAGTCGATAGGCCACCGCAAATTCAAACCCGCCGAGCGCGCAGAGCTTGGCATCAATGCCGACGATGCCGCCATTTTCATCGGCCCCAAAAACAAAATGCAATACAAGGCCAACTGGCTAGAAAACACCGGCGCAAAGGCCCACGCAATTAAGCCTCGGCGCAAAGGCGGGCTTAAACACCTGCGTTTTTACGGCACCTTTGCCAAAAAAGTGAACCACCCCGGCATGAAAGCCAAGCCCTTTATTAGCGCAGGGTGGGAGCAAACCGACGACGTTTTTCAAACCCGTTTTTTTAATAAAGTGCAAACCTTCTTAGAGAAAGCCAGTGCAAAACCTGCTTGACCAAATAACCAACAACACCGCCGGCTTTAATGTCGTCGCCGAGGCCCCCAGCAGTGAATCGCTAGCCACCGTCGACGCCGCTGCAGCCAGTGCCGAGTTGCACGCGCTGCTTGAATTAACCGGCGCTCGCGCTTATGCCCTTGATGCGCAAGCGGGCAACACCCCGCCCGACGCTATTTATCAAGTGGTGGGGGCCAACCCCATCACTATTGGCTCGGCCCGTATCGCCACGCAAGTCACGTTTGACGTCACCCTGCGCGAAACCAGTTACAACGCATTGCTGGCACTGCTAACCGCCACCGAAACACAAGTGCAATCCGCCGCCGGGGCCATATCAATCACCGGCGCCGCTGCAGCTTTTGACGAAAAAACAGGCCTGCACATGTTCGGCCTTGAGCTGCAATACATCGTGCCCGCAGTGGCCGGTGTGGGTAGTGACTACCCGGCTGTGCTGGTGAGTTTAGACACCAGCCGTGGTGAGTCGCCTTTGTTCGACACTATTGGCCACCAAGAAATAAGCGACACCTACAGCCTGATTATTGTCTCCACCGCCAACGACATTGCCGCCCTGCGCACCCAGCTGCAAAGCGCATTGCTGGGCTGGCAAGACAGCGCGCCGGTGTTCCCTATGGAATATGTGGCTGGCAACAAATTAGACCTGCCCGGCGGCCTCTACGCCTGGCGCGAGCAATACAGCAACGGCCAAATAGCCGCATAACCGGAGCAAGCCCAGTGACCAAGCCAAAGCCACCCGAGCAAAAAGCGGGCGCCAAGCCCCTGCCTACCCCAAAAGTTGGCGGCATCTACAAAGCCGAGCCTGGCGAGGTGCCCAGACGAGTCACTGGTACCGGCACCGGTACCGATATTAGCACCGCCAACAACCCCAACCCCGCACCGTCGCCCGCCAAAACAGGGCAGCCCCCAACCCCACCCGGAGATGAATAATGGGACAACGAGATAGATCACGCGCCCTTTACGCAAAAATTGAAGCCGTTTCTGGCACGCCCGAGTCCCTGGTGGCTGCCGACGCGGTAAAAACCACCGACCTTAGCCTAACGCCTTACGCGGGCAGCAAAGTTGGTCAGGCTTACGACAGGGCGGGGCTGGGTAATGACCGGCAAATTAACGTTAACCCGCACGCCATTATCAATAACTTTAAAGTGCCCATGATCGGCTCGGGTGCGACAGCCACCAAGCCTGCCTGGGGCCAGCTGTTACGCGCCTGCGCCATGGCCGAGACTGACGACACCGTGGCCAATAGCGAATGGTATTACACACCTGTCGATAGCGGGTTTGAAAGCATTACCGCTGCCTTTCGGCGTGACCAAATTCAAGAAACCCTTGCCGGTGTGCGCGGCAACTGGGGTGTTGAACTCACCGCCGGTGCGCTGCCATGGCTCACGTTTAGCGCATTCACCGGCAGCTATAGCCGCCCCATAGCCACAGCGCTGGCAACGCCTGATAACACCGCGTTTAAAGACGCAGTGCCAGTCACCAAGGCCAACACGCCCACGCTCACTATTGGCGGCGACCAGCACCCCGTTAACAGCTTTACCCTTGACGGTGGTGTCGCGCTAGAGCGCATTAATATTATTAATCGTGAAGAAACTCTGATCACCGACCGCAAGCCCAGTGGCTCAATTATTGTCTCGCCCACCAGTGGCGCCGACATTATCGCCCTGTTTGCAGCGGTAGAAAGCCACGCTGGGCAGGCCGACAAGGTAATTGCGGTCGAGCACGGCAGTGGTGTTGGCAGCACCGTAAAAATAGACCTCGCCGCCGTCGCGTTTAGCGACATTAGCGAAACCGTTGTCGCGGGCGAAGTGTTTTACAGCATACCTTTTGACGTGCTAGCCGTTGGTGACGAAATCAAAATCACCCAGGGCGCGACCTAAGCCAGTTCTGGCAGCGCTGCGCAAGTAGTGCAAACACCCGCCGGGAGTCCGCCCCGGCGTGGTGGCCAGATTCATTAGCGGACGTTTTCGATTTCTTTAAACAATTTTTACATAAAAAGGCGGACAACCCATGAAATTTATTATCGATCCAGCAGACCAAGTACGCTCCACTATTGTTGCAAAAGTACCCGGTGAAAAGGGCTACACCGACCAACCTTTTACGGCTGTTATTAAAAAGCTCTATGGCGATAAAAAAAAGGAATTTATTGATAGTGTTGGCGATAAAAAAGATGTTGAAATAATTAAAGATATGGTTATTGATCTGCCCGATATGTTCGACCCAGTCGGTGAAAAACTGCCATTTACCCCGGAATTGTTAGAGCAAATCAGTGGCGTTGATTACATTATCGCGCCGCTGGCTCGTGAATGCGTCATGGTGCAAGACGAAAACATGCGCAAGGCACTAACAGAAAAAAACTAATACAGGCTGGTCGCGCCTGGGCCACCCCGGCGCAAACCGATGATGATGACGCGGCTTATTTTGGTTATGTCATCGACCAGCCAGAAACCTTTTATTTAGACCACGCAAACCTCGCCGCCTGGCAGGCGTTTACCGCCTGCGCTACCCAGTGGCGGCTAATGCCTATGGGTGGCATTCAAGGCATTGACTACGGCGCGCTGCAAAGTGTGCTGGCCATGCAGGGTGTTGAAAATACCCGCGAAACCTTTGAAAAAGTTCGTTTTATTGAACAAGGCGCGCTCGCGCAAATGGCTGAACAAGCCGCGCTTGACAAACTAAAAACCCCTTAATTCATCGCTTAATCTGGCTTTTTTACTATGGCAAAAACCATAAAAACCGGCTTAATAATTACCGGCGATGCGAAAGGTGGTGTCTCGGCTTTAAAGCTGACCGACGAGCAATTAAAAGGCCTTAACAGCACTCAGAAAAAAGCAGCCCAGCACAACAAAGCCGCCGGCACCAGCTTTGGCGACGCTACCAAAAAAGCAGCCACCTATGGTGCCGCCGCTGCGCTGGCCGCCGGTGCGGGTGTTGCGCTATTGGTTAAACAGCAGCTGGCATCTATCGACAGCACTGCCAAAATCAGCGACAAGCTGGGCATTGCGACCGAAAACCTCACCGCAATGCGCATACAGGCCGAGCTTAGTGGTGTTGCCACTGAGACCCTTGACATGGGTCTGCAGCGCATGGTGCGCCGTGTGGGCGAAGCTGCCCAGGGTACTGGCGAAGCTAAAGACGCCCTTAAAGAATTAAATATAAATGCCGTCGAGCTGGCCAAGCTCTCGCCCGACAAGCAGTTTGCCGCCATTGGCGACGCCATGGGCGGTGTGGGTAATCAGGCCGACCGTGTACGTTTGGCGTTTAAGTTGTTCGACTCCGGCGGTGTGGCTCTGCTTAACACCCTCAAAGGTGGCAGCGCTGCTGCCTTAGAAGCCGCCGCGTTTACCGAGCAGTGGGGCCTGGCTATTAACCGGGTTGACTCGGCTAAAATAGAACAAGCCAACGACGCTATGGCGAAGGTTAGCCAGGCTAGCGATGGGTTGTGGAAGCAGCTCACGGTTAAAGTGTCGCCCGCGCTGGTTGGTATCGCCAATGAAGTTTTGGGCGTTAGCGGCGAAATGGGCACAGCTAAAGATACCGCCGATGCCTTGTTTGAAGGTATGG